GCCGCCTGAGTCGACCCGACTCGTACACCAGAGAATCGTATGGCCTGCGGTCAAAGCCTGAAACCCGAACGTGCTCGCGTCTTTGCTCTGTGCGATCGTGGTCACATCGACGAAGCCTGCGCCGTCGCTCGACGGGCTTGCCGTGCCGTCGGTCGTCAGAACAACCATACCGTCTGAGTACGGGCTCCCCTCGCCGACAGACACACCAGACCCAAGCTCTGGGAACCCCGTCACAAAGTCCGAGCCGACCACGCGTGACTCCCCATCCCTCGTGGTGGTGTCTTCTTGGTGGAAGGCCGCGTTCAACTCAATCGCAGAGATGGCGGCAGAGGGGAACGAGAACAGGGGCTGGACCGTAGTGCCCGAAACGGTGATTTTCGTGCCCACGCCGGTCAGCGCAGGGTCCACAAAGAGGCTCGCGAGGGTAGCGTCGATCCGCCCACCCACGGTCGTCACCGAGACCCCATCCGCAGCGATGTGGGCGCCGATCGGGACGTTGAAGAAGTTGGGCGAGTAGATGATGCAGGTGCTCGTACCTGCTACGTGGAGAACATCGACGATGTTCGAGTTGCCCGCGTTGATCCCCTGTCCTTGGAATCGCCCAGCGCCCTCAGTGAGAATCACATTGCTGATAGTCCCAGAAGCCTGGGGCACATGGACGTCGTCGAGCGCGAGCACTGCCGCGTCTACGTGCAGGAGGTTAGTCATGCCTCCAAGCGAGCACCGGATGTTGCCGCCGACGATCTTGCCCGCGCCCGTCTTGTAGACGCCGTCGCCCGCGCCCGTCGCGCCGTCACCCTGGAAGTCGAGATCGTAAATCACGCCGGTGCCTACGGAGTGAGTCACACCCGCAAAAGCTGCGGTCGTCGGAACGAGAATCGCAAACCCCTGGAGGTAGGCGCCGTCGCTGAGCGTGACCACATGAGACGCGGCAGCGGCAGACCCCACTGTGGTCGCAACGAAACCGCTCTGGCCGATCAGTGCGACTCCCGTCGGAACGGTCAGGCCCGTCTCAGCGTAGGTACCCGGCCGGACCAACACGACGTCGCCGCTAGCCGATGCAGCCAGGGCCGCGCCGATCGTCAAGTATTGGAGATCCTGGCGACCGGATACTGCCGTCCCGTCGTTGCCGTTGACCGCGTCAACCCAGAGCGTGTTGCCCGTATCAACGGCCGCGCTGCCTGCCGCAGTCTGCGCCTCCCACTCACCTGCAACTGTGTTGAAGGTGACGACCTGGCCGCTGGTCGCACCATCTTGAGCTAGCTGTTTGAGTCGGAGCTTGGGCATATCAGCTCAGGTAGACCGCGATCAAGACATCTGTGGCATCCATGTCCACCGCCGTCCCCGTAGAAGCGAGCCACGTAATCGTGGTTCCTGAGAGCGTGTAGTCAAAGGTCGCGCCCTGCTGCTGTTGGAGACCATTCAAGTACAGGGCGACCGACGCATCGCTGATCGGTGTGTTGTTCAGCAGATCTGCCAGAGCAGTATCGGAGCTGGAAATCACTTCGGTCGTAACCGCCTCTTGCTGCGGGGTGTCGTTGACTTCGGCACCTGTGGCGATCCCGTCGAGCTTGGTCTTGTCGGCGCCCTCCATGAAGCCGGCCGCGCCACCTGCGATTACAACCGCATGCTGTGTCCCGCCGCCGCGAACTCCGTGCTGTGCATCAGTTGCTAGGATGCCCACTTGGATATCGGTAGCGTTGACCGTGATGCTGCCATCGGCATTTGCACCGACATCCAGATCGTTGACGTTGAGAACGAGACCCGCGCCCGCTGCGCGGGGGGTCCCTGCTCCAATCTGAAGTACGGTCAGATCATCAGTGCCTACTGTGGCTGACCCCGAATCGTTTGTGAGCAGCCAGAGCGTATCCCCGTTCGCGGTTCCCTCTTCAACAGGAAACACTGCACCCGACTGATCAGAGCCATTCTGGAAATCTGTGGTCCGACTCCACGCGCCCGCCGCAGTGAGGTAGAACCCATCTTCGGTGACCGTAGTTTGATCGAACAGCGCGACTCGGTCACCGGGAGCCGTGGTAACGCCATCAACCGTCTGGTTGCCGCTCAGTGTCCCCACGTTGCCGGTAGATTTGAGCCGGACGCTGTCCTTCGGGTCGCGTAGGTTCGGATCGACCAAGGTGTCCAACTTGGTCTTGTCGGCGGCCGACATAAACCCAGCTACGCCCGTCGTCGCCGCGCTGTGCAGCGTTCCGCCGCCCCGGCTGCCGTGAGCGTGGGTATGGTCGGACCGCGCTAAGGAAGAAGCAACACCTTCTGCATTCGTTGCATCGGTCAGCTCAACCGCTGCCGCAGTCGAGACGTCATGCTTGTGGTCCGCACGAGCCACCGTCGTAGCTGCACCCGCTGCCGCAGCTGCCTTGGTAACATCCGCGGGGGCTGCTGGAGAGGGGAGGGAGTGCTGGTGATCCTCCCTCGCCAGGTTCGAGGATACCCCTTCAGCCGCCGCATCCCCTACATCGATCTGAGCTGTAGCTGCACCGGTGGCGACTGCATGCTGGTGATCTCTGTTCGAAAGGCCAACGGATGTGCCACCAACGGCGGCATCTCCGGCATTGACCGTCGAAACTGTGCCGGTAGCAGTCTCCGCCTGTGTAGACGTGACCTCCCCATCTGCGATCTGTTTTCCACGGAGCTTGGGCATTCGTATCTCCTACTGATACCGAGCAAGTAGTTTGTCAGAACCATCGAGCGAAAAGAGGGTGTTGAGCCAGGTCAAGGTGACCCCGCTAACGGTGTAGTCCACGGTGTCGTCATAGACTACGCCATTTACATGTAATGAAAAAGAATCAGGGTCACTAACCGCAGCGGAAAGGAAGAATGTAATTTGACCTAAGGCAGGCGTGAATTCGTCTTCTGCCCAAGGTGAGCTTCCGGCAACGTCCGTGAAGCTAACGGGCGTTACGCTACCTGCCCCTGTTTCCCACGCACCGTCCGGTCCTGTTCGCATAATAGAAACAGTGATTTTAGTGATTAAACCAGCGACGCTAGAGTCAGTGGCAAATTGCGTTTGGGAAAAGTCTTCTACGGGGGCAGATGTGCCTACACCACGTATCGTTAGCACGTTGCCTACGTGAGATAGTACCTCAAAGAGACCGTTATTCACTGCGTTTGTTGCGCCACTCAGTAGAATAAAGTCCCCGGCAGCGTAAGTAGCGGCGCTGGCTGTCGCTACTGTAGGGTTGCTTGTGGCGACTACTCCGGCAGTAAAACCGGGAGCGGCAATGGTGTCGGTAACTACCGTGGGTAGGTAGTTTACTACTAAGCCCCCCGTTTGGGCGGATACGGCAGTGTACCCATCGTTTAAAAATAGGTGGTTATCCTGTATCCGGACGATCTCTTGTTCTAAACTTGTTACAGCGCCCTGTACGGCAAGATTTCCTTGTATCTCTACGTTATTCTGGAGCTCTACCGTCGCACTAATTTGTATATTGTCTGTGCTCTCAATAGATCGATTCAGAAAAGGCGTGGACGAGTCCAGTATCTGAATATTGTCGGTTTGGTCACCAGCCATGAGAGTACTCTATAGATATTTGCGCGTTGGGTATGTGGGGGGCATGTAGGGTGTACAAAGTACTTTTAGGGTACTCTTGATACATACTGCGGTTTGATTAGCACAGGGGGTGTTGAGGTAATTCCGTCGGCTCCTTGAAGTATGCCTATAACATAAATTACTTCACCTGAAATTGAGGGTGGCGTTAAGGTTCCAATTCCGGCGGTAGTAGTTATGAATACATAATCGCCGTTTGCGGAAGCAGCAGGGGCTGCTCCAAATGTTATAGGAACCAGTGTTCCGTCTTGCGCTACGGTGACCAGAGCTGCTGGGGCTGCATTGGTTGTGGCAACGCCAATAGCGCGCCAGTCATCTAATGCGAAAGTAGAGGACGCCTTAACAGCGTCACCGGATGCGTCTAGCGCTACTACGCTGCCAATGGTAAGAGCTTCCCCGGCAGTAAAGGTGAGGTTGCCTGCACCGGGGGCGCCCGGGGGTCCAGGGGGCCCGGTAGGACCTGAGGGGCCAGCAGGACCAGGGGGGCCTACAACACTGATACGACTGGGGGGTAATTCAGTTCCTGGGGGGATATTAGAGTCGTCTAATAGCTCACCTCGGCGCATGGAATTGATGGTCGAGTCTACGAAGAAACCTGCTGCGTCGATATTACCTGCAGCGGCGCGCATAGCTACCTGCTGCAGCAAGGGACGGATCGGTACTTGAGACCAACGAATCCAGAACTGCACCTCGAAACTAACAGGTGTGTTCCACTTAGTCTGGTCTCGCTCGTAGGGTATTGTTTGGCCTAGATGGGGGTGCGTGAAATCATAGAAACCAAATTCGCGTTGAATAACGTCTTGTGACGCCAGCAGCATATGCTGCGTGATGTCACCGATGAGTGCGCTGGTGCCTTCATCATTAGCAACGCAATCCATTTGTATGGTGACTGTGGTGATGGCTCCAAAGCCTTCACAGTGGTCTGGCAACCTAACTCCAACACGGTCACCGATAACAACCTTGGAGGGCACGGTTTGGAGGCGATTGATATAAATTGCGGGGGTCTGGCTACGGCTCTCTGTCTCTTCGTTGAATCCTGCCTCGATGAGGATGTCTGTTTCAGTGATGTCCGGGTTCCAGATCCACGCCAATCCACTGTCGTGGCGGAACCTCTCACGCATTATTTCGATGAAAATACCTTGAATGGCGAGGGGAGACCCTGCAGCTATCTTGAGCTGGTTCTGCGCCGTCTCAGGGCGTACTTGACTATGATCGTGGCCAGCCATCAGTAGATGATAGGTGCGTGGTCGAAGTTGGCGGGTACGCGGTACTCAACAGAGTCACGGGCGAGCTCGGAAACAGTGAGCTGTTGGTGAACAGCTACTGCCTGCATCTCGGTAGCATGACGGTGTAGTATGATGTACCGCTTGTTCTGTTTGATATCGACAACCACGTCATCACGTTCCACTTCAGGGTAGTCCAGGATGGTGAGCCTTTTCTGGTTCACATCGGACTTACCCTGTGGAGTCATGGTGGTCTGTACGTTCTGCACTCCTATACGGCCACGTATGCGCACAGGTAAAAAGTATCCCCCCTCGAATCCGGTGCCGAAGCAGGTGTCACACTTGGTGTCTGTGACCTTTTTCGTGAGAGGATCAAAGCAATCCCTGCAACGCAGGCCCCAATGGCGGCGCTTGAGCACAGCCAGATCAAGACTGTTGAACTTGAAACTAACACCAAGGTCACGTTGCATTTTCCGGCGTAGCAACATGAGTTTGCGCGAGAGGTTGTCGGGGCCAACCACACGTATCTGCTCAGCCTCAGTACCCGTTGAATCTGTTGCAGTTACTTTGTAGTAAACTGCACGACTCAAGGACATGAAGCTCAGGTTCTCTCGTGTGTCATCCGCGTCGGTGGGTACAGGTGCGCTGCGGAGGTCGTCGAAGAAATGAAAGTCTTCGAGGTTGTCTATTACGAGCTCGAACGGTCCTTCGGGGGAGCCGGAGCGTTCAAGTTTGAACTTTGCGATTACTGTGGGGGGTGTCGGGGGTGGCGACACGGTCCACTGTACAAAGATTCCGGTGTCTTCAGGTGAACGATATACCGGAGTGGTACGCGTGATTTGAACTTCCATTAGACACCCGGGCTCTCAGGCAACGCAGAGGAGTTACCCTCCAATACCCTACTGCTCATCGGGTTGTCGTGGAAGCGGAACATCCGGTCGATGGTGTCCGAAGGATCTTCAGGGTTGCCCCCCTTGATGCTGCGCATACCTACTAGGCTGCTGTGTGGAAGTCCTAGATGGTCACCGGGTACTTGGTTGTGGGTAGTACCGGGACTGACGTCTACGAGCCGGTCGTCGTCTGACTGGAAGCGGTTGGAGGCAGCCTTAGCAAGGCGAGCTTCAGCAGCGTCGTAGGCGGGGCCACCGCCTTTACCCCATTTGTGGCCGTAGCCTATGCCGGGGATGGCAGCTGCAGCGATACCCGCGCCGGTAAAGTTCCTCCCGAGGCGACTTGCAGCTGCTATTTCTGCTGGATTTGGAGGACCCTTTGCCACGGCTCTGGCTATGGCTATGGCGTTGGCCTGCGCGTTACCACCTATTGCTCCACTTCCACCACCTACGAGGGCACCGCCTGCTCCGCCTAGGAGTGCTCCGCCTAGACGGTTTCCTTCGCCAGCAGCTAATGCGCCGCCTGCTCCGCCAACCACAGCACCACCTAGTGCACCTTGGCCTGCTCGGAGTAATGCGGGGTTGACGCCTGCCACCTTCTTCTGCACGCTATGCAGTGTAGCCAGCACCTTCCGTTCGAAGTCCTCGTACTTGATGGCCTTCATGCTGCGGAAGAACCCAGGCTTGTCGTAGTGCTGGGCGAAGGCCTTGCGCGCGGCGGTAGCGGAGCTGAACCCAAGCATGCACTTCTGCTCATCGACCTCGGTGAACTTGGGTGGCTTGTTGGTAGTCACCACGTAGACGTTCTTGGCATTCTCGTGGGGACCTACATAGCAGTCTACGTGGTCACCATCCATGCCCTTGGTCATACGGATATATCCGTAGGGATACCGCTGTACAGTTTCTCCGGCTCGATCTTCGTGGGGATCGTACCACTTACGCACGGAGCCCTTACGGTTCTCAATACTTATGTTGAGATTACGAAACTTACGTCGTGCGTGCAGTTTGTAGGCTGCAGCTACCTTGGCACCTGCACCCCCAGCAGCCCCAAGAGCTCCTACTCCGCCTGCTATTAGAGGCATCGCCAGGTAACTGGACTGGGGGAGTATGAGGTCTTTGACGTAGTCGGACAGATCTTCGTCAGTAGCGCCTAGTTCTTTGAGGTGCTGGTAGCCACCGTAGTCCGCCATGCCTTCGCTGATTAGCGTGGGGGCTGAAAGTCCTAGGGCAGCAGCACCTACCCCCAAGGCTTTGGTTCCGTGGGGGAGATAGCGGCCTGCCATAAATGCAGTCGGAGGTGCAGCTATCTGAGATAAACGAGCCGCGGGGTGTTGGGTGAGTTTGCCTAGCGGTGTTTCTTCGAACTTGGCGTGACCTATTTCATGGGCCAGTATATTCGCGTTGGGGTCGTCGGGGTCGACAATGATCGAGGGTGACTTAGGCAGGTCAGCATGGTCTCTGTTCAGGAAAGCTCCCCCACCTACCCGCTTGGCGAGCTCGTGGCCCTCCACTGGGACAGGTGAGCTATCCTTTACCTTGGGGTACGCCATTGCAGCGTTGAGACCGAGTCTCCGTACAAACTCCAGGTCTTTGACCTTTTCCTGAACGTCATCGTTTCTTGCTAGGGTGCGCGCAGTACCCATAGCTGTAGAACTCGCTAGGCGGGTATTGTGACTCTGTTGGACGCCGGCAGGGAAAACATGTGCGTCGTTGTGAGGATCACGGACGACATGACGATCATGCTCGTTCATGGCCGTATTGGCTTGGTGATGCGGACTTTCGTTCGTCCGCATACGCTCGCCTCCAGCGTCTCCCGTTGCCGACGAGATTGTGCTGTACATGGCGTCCCCCATTTCGGGTTCGGCTGCGAGCTTCACACACCCAGCATCAAGAGCTGCGCGGGCAAGGCCTCTCTTGTAGAAGAAGTCCGACACTATTGGCCTCGGATCTCATCCTTCGCCCATGGATCAAGTCGTTTACCAAACCACTTGGGTTTACCCTCTTGGAGTATTTCGACCAAGTCGTAGAACCATTGGGGTACTAGATAGGCTTCGGGTAGCTTTCCCTCAAGGATTTCGAACCCTTTGTTCGCATCCTCGAACTTATCTTTCATCCCGCCCTCGGCGAGCATCACCATTACTTCGGTGCGTGTCATATGGAGCTCCCCATGGCACGTCTTTGTGGGGATCCAAAACCGGCTGCAGAATCTGCGCTGGACACATTGGTCTGGAGGGAGTGCTGCAGGTTCATTCCAGGAGGCTTATCTCCCCGAGGGTCAACGGCACTGGGCGCTTTTCCCACCCCAGGTAGTTTGGGGGCTTGTGGCATCTGAGGTGCTTGTGGCGGCTTAGGCGCTCCAGCGACACCCATCATGGATGTAGAGCTCGAAGGCATACCGCTAGTCATTCCGCCAAGCCCCATCCCGGCGGCGTACTTTGAGCCATGGGGTTGGGTTAGTGCGGGCTCATCGGAGTAGCTCTGGTCGTAGTCTTCATTTGCTTCGAAGGCGCGCTGCATGGCGCTGGACATGTGCTTGAATCGATTCGGGTCTGCAGCGTCGTGGTCGTAGCCGCCTTCGCCATATCCCGCGTCGTGGCCGTAGGTACCATCTCCTGAGTCAGCAGTCTTGAGCGCTGCTATCTTTTTGTAGGGTACGTTGTAGGGCTTTACTTGTGATTTAGGCTTTCGCTTCTTATTATCATGGTTGAATTGTTGTGTGAGTAGGGCCGTGATACCCGCAGCTTTGTTGACGCCGCCTGCTGTAGGCATGCCAAGGCCACTCTCTTCCCCGGTTTGAAAAGGCTCACGGTCGAACTCAGCCCACAACTCCTGCTTCTCATTGGCGCGGGCATCCCCAGGACCTCCAGCGTGCGCAATGGGGCCTGCCACCGTCGCCGTTTTAGGGAGAGGATCGTATATAATGGGGCATGCTGCGGTCGCTATTTTTTTGCGAGCAGCGATAACGCCATTCATGTAGGCGAGCTGTAGCGCTCGGTTAGTCATTGAAGTTGTAGTTCACACGGTGTGAAGGTGGAGCACCCATGTAGGCAACCGAGCGCTCATGTCCTCGTTCGTCTGACTTTTGGCGGCGGCGGCCTTGAGCCAGATGCTTTTGGAGCTCACGTTGCATCTTGTAGGGGTCGGTGAAGATTTCGCCTAGCTCGTCCTGGCGTTTTGTCTGGCCTTCGTGCTCACGACGACCAGCTTCGGCACCCAAGGGGCGGCCGATGAGCGCACCCAATGTACCAGCGCCTGCGCCACCGATGAGAGCACCCAGGCCTGGGCGCTTGGCCAGTGACCCAAGGCCTGCACCTGTGAGAGCGCCTATGCCTCCACCCAGCAAACCACCGCCGATGGTTCCCTTCGTTTTTCCACTCTCCATGAAGTCTTGCTCTGAAGAAATAGGAGTAGTGAGCGCCCGCTGAAGAAAAGAATCCAACTCGGTTTGTCGAATACCCTCAGGCATGTCTGCGTCCTCCAACATATCTCGTTCGCCTCTACCTATTTCAGGTAGACGCTCTATGCCGAGCTTGGTGAAGGCTTCCTGTTGGCCCGTGGTGTAGGAGATACGTAGGTAGGTATGCACGGTGCCCTCAACTGTGATGGAAGCGACTGACGTTTCGATACCCTGAGCTCAAACTACCGTAGGCACTCTCAAGGTTATTCTGTGTCTTGATGCGTTGGACAAGCTGGGTCCATTCACCATTCAAGGTCTGGTACAGTGAGATATACAGAGGGTACTTATCGTCGATGCCTATAGGAGCTACATCCCCATCCTGATAAGTAGCCTGATTTCGTAGTTGCAGAATAGCACAGCTATTGATCAGATAGGCGGTGACCCCAAGCAGGAGGATGTACTGCAAGTGGGAAGGCCAGGCCTGCGGTGAAATCATAGATTGCGGGGTGAACGCATTATACTTGGAGGTCACCATTTCAATACCCTGGTTGATGTCATCGAGGGTGAATTCGACGGTATCAAGCAGGATATTTTTGTCCGGCGTGTCCTGCATAAATCTGCGGACTTGATCTACGGTCAGGATGACCGGAGTTGCCGGTGTGGCGACGACAGGCATTTAGGACCAGTCCCATCCAAGGCCGAAGGTTGCGCGTAGAATAGCTCCACCAGCAGCGGCTGTGCTGATGAAATACAGGTGCTGGCCGGGGTGGAGTAGAACGCCAGGGTCTACACTACGGAGGTCATAAGACTTGGAGATATACTGGGTGGCTGCGAACGTGTCGACGATGATGTCGCCTTCACGGTAGAGCGCTGCATCTCCGGAGTCGTAGGGGACTTCGCTCACGTTGTCTGGGCGAGCTCCGGTGCCATCGATACCAGCCACGTGGAGCGTTAGGCCTGCTGAGGCTCCAAGGTTGGCCGTTAGATGCATGAGGCGGATGGGCTTCCCCGTATCCGCCGGACATACAATACGCCCCCCGGCGGCCTGTTGTGGGTATTTGAAGATCCCACGCTCCATGACTAAGAAAGGCCCAGCCCCGCCGCCACCTACGTCATCCAGCGCTTGTGTGTCACTGAACTGGTTGGCCCCCGTCAGGAAAATCTGAATCGTGGTCAGGTTGCCGAATTTCAGCCCTGCAGTTGTACGCGGAGTGCCCATGATTATACCGTTACCTCTATGGTATCAGGACCGAACTCATTGGTCTTGTGATACACGATTGTATACGTTTCGCCGGGCTCTACAAAGACCGGACTGAGCCATGAGCCACCCGCATTCGTTATTGTGGATCCCACGACGCTGGCGAGTTGGTTCGTATCCCAGTCAATCTTCTTGTACACGCGGATCGTTGCTCCGTCGATGGGAGTACCCCCCGCTGACACGTATTGTAGAGTGTTTTGTCCCCCCGTGGCAGCGTCCAACGCAATGAAATGCAGCGTGGGTGCTTCAACGGGATCGTTCCCCGCTTGAAACGGAGTGGGAGCGTCGTCTTCCGCGGTATTTCCGAAGGAATCGAGCACTCGCAACCTGTAGTAGCGATAGGGTACCTCTACGTCGTTGTAGAAGAAGGCCCCCGCCGCATCGTCGTAGTTGTTGCCCGGGATCTGGTGCAGTATCTGGACAAGCGTCGTGTAGACGCCGTCAGCACCTGTATCACTGAACAAGACATCGTAGGCGATGATATTTGGCGTGGTTCCTGGGAGCCATTTGATTTTCTGCGTTGCCATTCTACTGCCTCCACCACGCCTCTGGATCGGGGTCTAGGTCACCCATTATAGCTTCAGCGGCAGCGCCTCCGGCTAACATGCCTGCGAGACCACCAGGGGCCCCTGCTACTGCCGTACCTCCTGCCATTGGCACCAGAGACAAATTCCCCATCAGCACGCCACGCCCCATGCGTTCGGCCAAGGACATGCTTGGGTCTAACATGGTAGCGCCAACCACAGGCCCGACAGTGGTTCCTACCAAAGACGCCAAACCCATTTGTTTGAGTGCATCTGAAGCACCTGTCTTGTAGAAATTGGGAATCATTGGGGCCTAACAAAAACGCGCGCAGCATCTCAAGGATGTGCGCGCGTCTTAGTGCGAGAGATGCGGAGCGGTTATTTTTTGCTGCGTCTGCTGCGTTTGCGCTTTGACGAGCTCGTGCTGGAGAAAGCCACTTCTTCAGAAGAGTCGGACACGGACGAATCTTCTACAACAGGGGCGGGCTCAGGCTCGGGCTCAGGCTCTGGGGTGGGCTCAGGCTCAGGCTCAGGCTCAGGAGCGGGCTTGGGCTTGGGCTTGGGGGCTGCAGCTTTGGATGCCGAAGGCGCTGCTGCTGGGGCCGAGCTCGTGACGAGGGTACCGTCTTTCGCTACTTCCACCAGCATGCGCTGAGCTTGGTACCTTTTCACTAGCGGATGGGCAAGAGCTTCATCAGTTACGCACCGGACCGTAAACGATCCCTGATTGAAGATCAAAGGCTGCCCCGCATAGTCCTTGACCTGACTAAGGTCTAGGGTGCAGGGCTTTACCAGTTTCAGCCAGTGTAGCTTCATCTCATTACCTAACGTCAGGGCCAGGCCGCGAACTATCAGGTGATGTCGATGCGGACCATCGCACCCGTGTTGCCGATTCCGATACCCGGAGCAGCGTACGAGTGGAAGAAGATCATGTCCGCTTCCTGCTTGATGAACAGAGTCGCATCCTGCAGGAGGAAGAAGTTGCCGAAGAAGTTCTCCGGCGCGAACATGTACATCGAGTGCGTAGCGCCACCCTGAGGGGTGAGGATGTCCGTCTTGATGGTCGAGACCACCGGGATACCCCAGAGACGCTCTTCCTTCTCGATGCCTTCACGGTAGTGAGCCGACGCCACATCGTCACCAACGCTGGTGGCGGGCAAGTCGAGCGCCTCGTAGTAGGTCTTTTTGGTCATCAGGATCTTGCCGATGGGCAGACGCCGATCAACAAGGTTCTGGAAGCCTGCTTTGAATGCAGCCGAGGTGAAGCCTGCAGCAGCTACGACCTGCGCCGGGAGCGCTGCCAGGAGGGTGTTCACCGTACCGATGAACTTGATGTCCTCTTGGTCGGCCATGTCCTTCACAGAGTTGTCCGAAAGGATCTTTCGGATGTCGTTCTGGTAGGTCATGAGCTCGAACTTGCTCTTGCGGAACCGCTGCGACTCAGTCTTCCCGAAGAAGACAGCGTAGCGAGGGCCGCGGAACAGAGTCCGGGGACCAGTGCCGTGGAAGGGAACGAACGTCGCCTCGGAGTCAGGCTCCTTCTCGACGATCTTCTTCGGCTGGTCGGTGTTCTCGTCCCGATCGATCTCATCGTCGGCCAGAAGGACCGGCGGGAGAATCTCACGGACGAAGGCCTCTTGGCGCATCTTGGTACGAATGAAGGCAGACCCCTCTTCAGTGGCCTCCTTTACTCGGCCCTGCTCCAACTTACGAACGAAGTTGGAGTTGATGAACTGCGCCGAGACCTTCTCGGTTTCAGTGCGGTATGAAGGGTTGCTCATTACTATCTCCGTGTATCCAATTCTGGGCTAAGCGCCTAGATCAGAGATCCAGCTCAACCGTGATGGTGGTGTCGGTGGCGACGTTGTTCTCAAGCACGGTGCCGATCACCTGTGTAGTAGCCGTTCCGCCTGCGTCAGACAGAAGCCCCGATGCGTACGTAACCTTGCCGCCTACAGGGAAGGTCTGAGCACCCGTCAGCTTGTCGGTCTTCACCGTCAGCTTGCCGCGGAGACACACAACCTTCTCAACGAATTGAGCAGAAGTGTCTTGGCCGTTGCCTTCGAGCACAACGTAAACCTGTAGAGGCTGTGCAGTGCCGAGGGTTACGTCAGCGGGGGTGGATGCAACATCCACAAAGCCGTTGGCGTCAACAGTGACAATGTACCCTGGAAGCAGGGTGACAGGGGTACCGCCGCTCACAAAAGGCGGGAGCGACTGGTCGATGCTGGCATCGCCGCCCGGCTCCCAGCCCCGGAGGACATCGAACAGATCGTTTAGGTTAGCCATCTGGGTTTATCTCCTGAGCCTACTCGTTGATGATCCAGTCAAGGAACTTGTTATCAGCTTGAGCAGCTGCTTCCTTGACAGTACGTGGGGGTGGATTGTCCGAGGTCTCTGCAGGCCCGCCTAAGGATTCAGGTGAGTCTCCAGTATTGTTGGCTACCTTCAGTAATTGATCAAGGGCTTCTTGATCAAGGCCAGCCAATTTATTTCTGAGGGAGTCGGGTAGATTTTCCCCCGTAGACGCTTCGTAACGCGATGCAAATGTAGTGATGCGCGTGTCACGAGCGGTTTTTTCAGCGGAAGTTTTCGTGTGCTCGATGTCGTCTACGTAGACGGCGACCGAGTCTAGAATATCCGCGATTTTTTCGTAGCTGACGTTACTCATCGTTTTGCTCTCCGAGCTTTCTCAGCCTTTTCGGCAGCGGTCAGAGGACGCATTGGAGGCGGAAACATATTTTTTAAATGTGTCTTAGCTTGGTCCTTTAGGCTGGGCACAGCTCTTTCAGCCTTTTCGGCAGCGGTCAGAGGACGCATTGGAGGCGGAAACATATTTTTTAAATGTGTCTTAGCTTGGTCCTTGGCCTTTCCAAGGCCCTTGGACAACACACCCGCGTCTTTACCAAAGTCTTCTGTCAATCGTTTTGCTCTCCGAGCTTTCTCAGCCTTTTCGGCAGCGGTCAGAGGACGCATTGGAGGCGGAAACATATTTTTTAAATGTGTCTTAGCTTGGTCCTTGGCCTTTCCAAGGCCCTTGGACAACACACCCGCGTCTTTACCAAAGTCT